AAGTTATGTATTCTACGTCAGTTGATGTTGTATTCATTTCCCATCCACCTAGGAACACTGGTCTCATGTCATGAAATAAAATGGTTCTAATTATGTTATTAGATGATGAAAGAATATGTAAAGCACCATCAGAAGATTCATTCAACGGATCGTCTAATTGTACATTATTAAATTGAGTGTAATTCTCAGGAAATCCTAATCCAACCATCCATTTATAAATTGCTAGATAATTACCTAGATCTTCATCAACAATAAAATTTACAGTGAAATCTGAATAATCTAACGTATCTCCAGTTTCATAAATTTTTGAAAATGAATTGGAAGCTTCAATTGCTGGTAATGAAATATCTGGTAAATTTACATTTGTTGAAAAGTAACTAATCTCTGGTATCTTATTGATTGTAAATTGGAATCCGTTAGATGCCAAAGGATTTACATTATGTAATGTTGGTGTTGGTAATAATGCCATGATAATCTCATAATATGTTATTGTATGAGATTATTTAAATGGTTTCAACTCCGTTTTCATATCCAGCAATAATTGATTCTTTCTTAACCGGTTTAACCTTAGGCGTCTTCGGTGCAGATTCAACTTTTTGTAATCCAAATTCGTCAATCTTTGGTATCTTTAATTCTGGTATATCAATGTTGACGATTTTAACATTATTATCTATACAATATACCAAGAACAAATAAACGTATCGAATAACAATAATGTATATAGAAGCAGACACTAGATGATTCATTAATGTCAATAAATTTGAACCAATTTCAATCATAATTCTTTCCATCCTTCTTCAGTTAATATGTTGATAACATCTTCGGTTTCAATCCAAACTTTAGCACCGCATGATAATGGTTTGTCAGGAGAATAAACAACTTCACCATTTGTAAATTTAACGCGACGTCCGTATACGTTTTCTTTATATGTTTTACATGTAATAACAGGGTCTCTTTCTCCTGTCTTAGTGTTATTTTTAATTACATGTTGATTGATATGAATTATCTTTTTCATTGAGTTGTTTCCCAATAATGATAATAATTTGGTCTAGTTAGATTTAAATCTGAACAATAATCAATTATATCTTTTTCTGTTTTGAAATTTAAATTTACTAAAAATAATTCAGGAGGTTCAAACGATGTCGGATTGATTCTCATGATTCTACCACAAATCATTCTTTCATTTCCATCTTTATGGTATTCAAGATACTCCTGATACATATCATAGTATTCATCAATACCTTCTTCTATCATATCATCAACAGATTCTTCTTTCTCTGTATGTACATGAGATTTTTTCAACAGAGGATTTAACGCAACATGATTTCTATACATTTTACACCTTCTTATACGATTGTAATCTTTGTTCAACAACAAGTTCTAGATACGGAGAATGTTTGGTAATGAATTTCTCTATATCCTTCTTTATGTAATCCCCTTTTACATTGATTCCCATTTCTGTATGATACGCATAATAATAAGGAATCTCCGTAAATACATACTCTTCTACTTCAAAATCATATTGTTTCATATTATCATATAATACATGAAACGGATCTTCATCTGCGACAAAATGTAATTCATCAATCCCATCTTCATATATTTTATTTCTTGTCTGACCGGATCCTAGACAAACATAATCGTATTCTTCTTCCAATCCAGAAATATCAACTCTCAATGTATTGATTATCTCATCTTCTTTGATATCAAATTCTTGGTCAATCACTTTAATTTTAAACATATCATCCTACATTAGCACACAATAATAATATCAATACAAATTCCATATCATTTTTGCCTAACATTTTCAATCCTCTTTAGAATATCTTCTTTACCGCCAATAACAATTATATGACTAATTCTTACATAAGGAAATAAATCACCTTGGTCTTCATACTCGATTCTAGTCAACAAATCGTTTTCATATATTACATCAATAATATCATTACACCCTAACCAAGTTTCTGTTCCATTCAATAATGTAAAATATACTCTATTATTCATTAGACACCTATTGTTTTAATGGCAAATCGTTTTGCAGATCCAATATCATTGAAATTCCCAACTTTCCTTAGATTCTGTCTCCGTTCACCTTCACTGGAAAACAAATTGAATCCACCTCTTTTTGATTCGATAATCAAAAAGATCCAACCATCAACGTCATCTGATATGTGATGGATACCTCTCTGTTTTGAATACACCTTTGTAAAATTCATTTTAATCCTCCATTAATGTTTGTTTTTGTTATCCTGTAGAGTTGATTGACATATATTATAAACATTCCACTATCAAGCAGTTTTCCATGTTTAATCGTCTCTTTCGTATCCACTCATAATCATTATCTGATTAATCAACCAAAAGATATTCTGCTTGGGAATAATAACCCGTTCTTCACCGTCTGTAATTTCAATACATTCATCAGATAAATTTACAACATTCAAATTATCCAAGAACATTACATGAATATATCCTTCATAATCAAATATTCTATGCCAAACTAATCCTGTTTCCTCTCTTACGATTTCCTTAATAAACCCCAAATGATAATCTAATCCTTCTTCGGAATCTATCGTTTCCTTATCTTCCAAATATGAAAATCCCATTATTGGTTCGTCGGTTTCAATATCAATGGCATCCATAATGTATTTAGAATCTTCATCCTCCATTTCATCGATGTATAATCTAAACACTTTCTTACCATCAAAATCAAACGATTTAACATCACCAGTTTGATAAAATTTAATAATTTCCAATTCAGTTTTCCAATTATCTGAATCGATCTTATATCGAACAAATACCAATTTTAATTTATCTTCTTTTGTTCTGAACACTTCATATTCGGTTACATTATATTCTTTACGCAAAAATCTAATGACTACTTGGATATCCGTTTCCATATCAATTTTATCAACATGTTTAATCCATGTTGATTCGTAATCTTCAAAATTCAATAAAATATCGTCTCCAGAACAATTAACATCAACTATTGTAACTGCATTATCCAATAATAACGAATCATCACCAGATAATTTATACGATTCAACCAATGATTCTAATGTAATCTTAGACTTTTTCATAATTATTACCATATTCAGAGATTGTTGTATTACTATATTCTTTGGCAATTTCTCTAGGTTCTTCCCATTTAACCAACATCTCTGTTTTTAATGGGTCTGTTCTGTTACCAGATACGGTAACCGAGTATCCGTATCCTAACAATCTTTCCTTCAATATATTGAAACAATGAAATAAATCATCTTGACCAACAAAATCAGAAAAATGCTGCCATGTAAATACACATTTCATGTCCGCAGATTTACTTCTAACCAACGGTTCAATCTTACGAGTAATCATCTGTTCAACCAATCCATCGATTCGTTCAGATTCCATCTGCTTCTTTGTATTACCCAATTTATACGCTTCTAATGCTGTAATCATATTCATTCTCAACTGTAAAGTGTAACTTCTTCAATAAATTCAATCAAACTGTTATTTCTAGTGTCCGGTGGACATGATTCCTTCCCAGTTCTATACCATTTTCGATTTTGCGTATCGCCAATCAATCTACCATAACATAAATCTTTGTCACCAATCTGTTTAATCAACGCAGTATCACCGATAACCGTTTTATAGATACCAACCTTGGAAACGTAAAATGGTTTAATCACTTCCTTATTGAAAAATTCTGGTATCTGATTGTATTGTCTATTTGTCACCAAATCTCTTGGTTCTAAATTCCTATAGAATGTTACATGTCTATCCTTTAATCCAATGAGTGTGAATTTTTCAACTCCATTTTCCACACTAGATGAAGTTGCTTCGTATACATCTTCAGTTCCAAATTTCTGATAACATTTTCCAACTTCAATTTTAACTGGAACGTCTATAAGTTTCTTACAATCGACGCAAAATAAGTCGTCGTCTATTCTTTTGAAATCTATACATTTATGATTCATTTACAATTTCCTGTATGTAGTAAAATTCCATTTATTATGAACTATAAAATTTATTGTTAATATCAAAACATAATAGATACATCGTCCCATCTAAACAAAAACATCTGGTAACTTCTAAATTACTGTTTGACATTCCTTTCAAATATCCTTCTGCATAATCATACAATTGATATGAAGAAAAATCAGAATTTGGCATATTGAATTTATGTTTTTCACTATTTGATACATTTTCAATAACAATATCGGTATCATTATACATACAAAGTCTATAACAAACCAACGGGTATCCTTCAAACACAGAAGGATCTTTATCCAGACAATAATTGTTTGTTAATCTTTTATGTTCTTGAACGTAACTGTACATTTCATTTTTAGAAAATACAATATAAATTTTATCATCTTCTTCGAATGATTCATATTCAAATACATCGTAATAATTACTGATGTATCCAATAACATTATCGGCATTCACTTTATCAACATATGAAATCATAATTTTAGTTTCATTATGATTACCTTGATATTTCAATTCATATTTACATTCGGACAATTTAGAAACGACCAACAAATTCAATCCGTTTCTATACACCACATTTTCAAAATCTTTAGTTTGTTGATATTCTTCAATAATTTCTTTCATTTTTGTTCTCCAGTTAATTTAAAAATTCTATTATACATCTCTTTTCTTTAATTTCAAAGCATTTTTCTCATTTCTAAATTTATATCCTTCTGGTAGTTCATATTCATTAACTACGTCAAACCATTTTATATCTTTTGAATCGTTTATGTTAACAATTTGTGCTTGTCCTTTAAAGGATATCGCAGAATTTGCTCTTGCTGCTTTTAATTTTGCTTTACGTTCATCCGATGAATTTGATGGTCTACCTTTAATGTATTCAGGATACAAATGTTTATCTTTAAGATTCATTAAAAATTCATGCATAGTTACGGGATGATAATACCAATCACTACCATATTTTGGATTATTTTCTCCTCTAATACTATTATATTGGGTTGATGGTAATCCTTTGGTGAATCCTTCTTGAGCAGTTTCGTCCGATTCAAAATACATTATTTCATCAGTTTCATAATTATAATATGGATGTTTTCCATAATTGCCATTATTTTCACCAGAACGATCTCCAGACCATTCTGTTCTTTGTTCTTCCGTCATACCAATACCATTAATATATCCTTCTGGTATTTGTTGATTTAATTGTATTCTAACTGTTTCTAATGTTTCTGGGTTGTAATATAATTTAGAACCTAAATTTTTACCAACATTAGATTCAACCATCTTTTGTCTGCGTTCGAAATCCATACCAAACAAATATCCTTCTGGTAATTCTTCTCCAGAATATAATAATTTGCTGGAATTTGGAATATCAGGATTGAATATCCATTTTGTACCATATGCTGGATTATTTTCTCCAGTTGATGCGATTGTTATCTTTTCCAACCATCCTTCATATGTTCCATTTTCTTTCATACGAATAAATGCTAAATCTTCATCGTAATTCCCTCTAATATCATTAAATCTATCCCATCCACCTAGACCATCTTCTGGAATTAAATTAGCCCATTCTTTTGAATTTACAATATCATATTGTTCGGAAAATTCTAAAGCAAAATCACTTATTGTTTCTGGTTCATAGAACCATTCTGAAATCCATTCGTTGATTACATGTTCAACTCCATGTTTCTTAATATGTCTAACCCAATACGTTCCTGAACCTTTGTATTTGTCTATATCTTCAGATACAGTCTGTCCAAAGTATCTCATTCCAGTAACAGAATGTTGTTTAATGTATAATCTTCTTGGTGTAAATTCACTTTCCATAATATAAAATCTCATATTTGTTAATAAAATGATATTATATACTTTTCTTTAATCTAGAGATATTTTTATTATTACAAAATTTATAACCTTCTGGTAATTCATAATGTTCATCCAAAACGATAAATCTATAATCTGTTTTATCTTTGATATTTACAATCTTTACCTTATTTTTATTATGTACAGGTTTATCTCGTTTTTTAGTTATTATACCTCGAATCCACCCTTCTTTAGGGAATTCTCCATCTTTTATTCTATAATTTTTAACACCATCATTCCACATAGTTGAACCATTTTGAGTTACAACAATCTCATACGGTTTTCTAGTCAATCCCCCTTTAACCCATCCTTCTGGTTCAGTTCCTGGAGTATAATTACGTTCAATTTCTCCATTATTATATGCACATTTATTTTTGTTGTATTCTGCACCCATCCTTGAAATAGATTCATATTGTTCCATCTGTTTATCAGTCTTTGGTTTCTGTATCAATCCTATTTCTTTAATCACAGGATCGTCTATGTTAATATAACCATAATAATCTCCATTAGGGTACAAATATGCATATCTATTTTCCATTGAAGCAGAAACCTTTTCATATTTCAATCCATCTCGATATGTTCTATCTTCTCCTGTTAATCCAACAACCCATCCTTGATTAAGGTATTCAACATATTCTGGCGACATCAATCTAACATTAACTGAATTATCTAAGAAAAATAATTCAACCATTCTATATTTCAATTTAGATTCAGACATTTTTAATTTTGTGTCTTCGGAATGTAATAATCCAGTATTATTACCAACCAAATTCAATTCTTGTATCTTTGGATCCGAATAATGTAAGAAGTATTTGTTATCGGATGAATCTTTATATGTTGCATATCCTTGTTGGACTACACTTCTTCTAAGGTTTGCGTCTTTTTTAACTTTATCTAAAAATTGTAATTTAGTTTTAGTTGGTATTTTTCTATGAGATAATAATGAATTTGTTTCTGAATTAAAATTACCCAACATACATTCTAATGCCATTGATTGGGATCCTTTATAAGATTTCCATAAAATAACATGAGCGATTAAATGTTGTTTAAATGTCAATTCTATATAATTCCAAGGATATTCTTTTAAATTTTCATACTCCGGAAACAAATCTTCTGCTTTTGGTAAAATGTGGTGTGTTTCTGTATATTCGTCAATTAAATTTTTATTTTGTTCTTTGCAATAATTTATAAATTTGTAATATCGTTTTACATAATGTACATTACACGATTTTGATAATAACAAGTCTAAAATTTCCATTTTGATTCTCCTCTTAAAATAATTTTATATTATATTACGTATCATTACAAAACGAAAGACAATAAAAATCCCAAGACGACTTTCATCGCTTGGGATTTGAATGATTTATAAAAACTTGTTATAAATCAAAGGTCTACATAATATTTGTAACCTTCAGCTTCCGGAAGTAGCAATTTGAACCGGCATACAAACCATTGTCGCCAACGTTAGTTGCGGCAAATGGATTAGCAACCAAACCATAACGAGTTGTGAAGCCAATTTTTGGTTGGAATGTGCTCGGATCTACAGCGCGGCGCAATTCGAGGGGAATATAAGGACAAAAGTAGAGACCTCCATCCATCTGACTTTGACCTTTGTAACCTACAACTAAATACTGCTGGTCACTCATGTTGCTTGAATATGGATCGATGAATACTTTATAACGACCATTCAATACACCAGCAAAAGTTGTACTTGTGTCATCAACATTCAAATTTGTGTTTAACGCAGGAGCATAATCTAAAGCACCAGCCATTGACAATGCACTAGCAACGTCAGCAGAACAGATGATGAAGTTACCGCGACCGCGACGTGTCATGTGACCGATAGCGTTTGCTTCGCGTTCAATTTGGAATAACAAACCTTTGAATTTTTCAACAGACCAACGACCATTAGAGTCAACGTCTAAATCGAATGTACCAGCAACTGCCGTGCCATTAACAGCACCAGGCATAGCAGACAAATAAACAGTACGGATGATTTCACGGTTTTGTTCAGCAAGAATTTCAGTTGACAAAATGTTAATCAATTCTGCTTCAGCATCTAAACCATGAACAGCTTGTAAATCTTGTGCCAATTCGTTTGTGTATTCTGCCTTTAATGCGCGAGATTTAGCGACAACAGAAGTTTTTTCGATGCTGAATGCCATTTCACCATAAGGGTCCGCACCAGCACTACCCAATGCTTCTTTATCTGCAGTAGACATACCAACACCAGTGTTATAACCAGCAGCGAATGGGTTTGTGCCAGTTTGGTTACCATTAACAGGAGTTGCTGTACCATCAAACAATGCGTTTAATTTACCAGAAGCTTCTGTGTTTGCTTCATTGTATAACGCTTCGGCACCATTTTGAGTAGCATAACGCGATTTCATTGCGAAAATCAAACCAGTAGGTTGGTTCATTGGTTGAACACCACAGATGTCATATGCAATCAATTGTGGCATCGCACGACGAACTAAACTGATAAGAATAGGATCGTAACCGGCAACACCACCTGTTGCCGCACCAGCGCCGCCTAAACCAATACCAGCACCACCGCCGTTAGCTGGAGCAGCTTCTTGTAAGAATTTTTCTTGGTTTTCTAATAATTGGGCAGTAACTTCGCGACGGGTTTTATCAGCAATTTTAGGAGAACCTTCATGTTCTAAAATTGGAGCCCATTTTTTAATTAATTCTGAACGAGTAGTCATTTTGTATAATTCCTTTTTGGTATAGTATTAGTTTGTGTAACGGCTAAGAGCAGCAACATATGCTGAGACATTTGAATCTGAACTTGTTGGAGTAACGATAAATTCTTCAGTTAAAACAGGAGTATCTGTTACAGGAGAGATGCCAGTTGGTTTGGTATCTTTCTTGAAGTAGTGTTCAGTGATTGTATGTAATTTTGTGCGGAATTTGTCATTATCCGTGAAAGATAATTCAGAAGCCAATTCGCGGAATTTGTCTGCTTCAACTAATGTTAATGCAGAAGTGAATTCTTCAATGATAGCAGAACGTTTGGTAGATTCAATTTCACGTTTGTATTTGATTGTAGAATCAACAGTTTCTTTTAACTGAGCTTTGAGAGTTTCATTTTCTTCAGTTAATTCTTTGACAACATCTAATTGAGCAGATGGAAGATCGATGTAACTTGATTCAAAAAGACCTTTCATGTTGGTAATGAAACCTTCAACAATTTCAGATTTCAAACCTGATTCAACAGCAACTTTGTTTGCATCAATCCAAGATTGAGACGCATAATCTAAGTATCCATCAATTTGTTCAGATAATGCTTCATGTTGTTTGTTGAATACAGCTTCATTAACTTGTTGGAAATCAATGAATTTGGTTTCGAAAGTTGTTTCTAATTCATCAAATTTAGATTCATAGATTGAACTTAATTCTTCATGTTTAGTTTCATAAGATGATTCTAATTCAGAATATTTAGATTCATAGATTGATTCTAATTCATCGGTCATAGATTTAGCTTTGTTGACAACAGCAGATTCAAAGATCGCCGATGCTTTAGCTTTAAAGTCGTCGGTAAATTCTTCACCTTCGAATAAACTGCTAATTGATTCCATAATAGTTTTTCCCGTTGCTTCGCCGTTTTGTAACGACTCTAGTAATTTTTGTTCGATGGTCATTAAATTCTCCATTCTTTATTCATATTCAATTATTTATTAAATTATTTTCACTTGATAGAATTGAGAAAATGTTGGAATTGTTCAAGACAAACTTTTTGTAGGTCAGAAGATGAAGTTTTTTTGATAATTCGTTTTGATTCGTCTAATTGTTTTTGAGTGAAAATGCCATTAACATTAACCCATTCAACGCCTTCCATGATACCATTAACCCAGCAATCAATGCCAGATGGTTCTGATACAATGTCAATTGTACGTAGATAGAAGTCATCCTGGACTTCATTGATACCGTCTTTACGTTGAGATAAAGAACCCACACCTCTTGAAGAAACGCCAATTTTAACACCTTCATCTAATAGACATTTGGCGATATATCCTTTTGGCATTGATTCTAGGATTTTAGCTTTACCAATTACATTGTTACCATCAAATTTCAATTCAGTGATTAGATGAGAAATGTTTTCAGGCATTACGTTTAATGTATCAGGATGTCCCAATTCACCAGTAGAACGATTTTCTTTGATTAATGTTTGGAAGTTTTTTACTTCGCGTTCCATTACATGTTTGGGATAATTTCGACCATTTCTGTTTGGAGTTTCCGCTTGTAAAAAACAACCTTCGATAAAGTATTGTTTTTTATCGTTGGTGCCGATTGATTCCGTAATATACGTAACGGATTCCGATAATTCTGTGATTAGTCTT